CTTTGTTTATCCTGTCCAATATATCCATTTCAATTTGAACATTTGTATCGCCCACCAATATTTTAACGCCTTCATTGTTCCTGTATGCCATTGCTTTCTCCAGCAATGTTTTCGTATCCTCGTATTCATACTCCTTTAGAACCTTGTAATGATAAGTATCTAAACTTGTGTCTTTGTTCATGTCCCTACCAATGACAACGATAAATCCCGGTCTCTTGCCTCTCCACCCGATACCCCCGATAACCGCATTATAGTAATGTTTCGGTTCATCGGTATCATGGTAAATCTTTGTACCACCTGTCCAATTCTCTGAAACTATCATTTTTTTACCCTCCTAAGTTAGATCGTATTTACCAAACATTGATTTCATTGCATACTGCCTCACCATTGTTGAATAATTCAACGCATGTCTGAAATGGTCCTCACCTAACTTCACATAAACATATCTTTTTGATCCTGTTTCCTCATCTTCCTCAAGTCGCTTTGCAACGTTGTGACAGTGAAGCGCAAACTCTCTCACAATCTTGCTCTCCCTGGGAATCACGAGCTCACCGTTCTGAACCTCGTTATGAGAAGCGTCAAGGCTCTCCGTCCGGTCACAGGATACCGTTAAATCTCTTTCGTTCCACTTATACGCACCTTTCTGATGGATATTGTAATAGTTCAAGAAAACTTTTATTTTGTGCCTCTCCGCAAAATCTCGTGCATTACGTGTTTCTGGTAGTCCATCAACAATGCACCTCGCCACATTGAAAACTTTCATCAGCCTGTCGAGTTCGCTCCAATCTTTGTAAATCCCCAGGTGTATAATTTCTCCTTTTTTCTTCTCTCCGATTTTCTGTATCACAACGTGTAAATCCTTTCCCTGGTCTACTCCCATGAAACAAGGTCCAGGATCACTTGTCTGGTTCCCCTTACTTCCACAGAGTTCCAGGACCTCTGATATATCAAGTCTGTTTGCCGACTCCACCCACGGTGAGCCGATTACAAGGTTCATAAAAACGGTAATGTTCGTTGTGGTCCGATATTCTTTCAGTATGCTTTCGGGACTTACAAAGTGAGAAAATAATTGGCTATAATGATAACCTCGCTTTTCTTTGATTGACGGTTTCTTTGCCACCCACTTTCCCACCGATGGATCGAGCTCAGCTTTGCACTTCTTACAGGCTCGGATTACTCCGTTTTTCGTTTCTCTCAGACAATCAGGAAAAGTATCCTCGAGACAGGTATACTTTCCGCACTTAGGACACTGTAAAAGCCAATACCTTTGATCTGTTTCCTGAAATGCCTTATCAATACCATAGTCGGGAAGTGTCGGATTTGAGAGCTTCAAGACGTGTTTAAACTCACTGTGCGCCATTCTCGACATTGCATATTTAATGCTCTCCTGGGGAGCCTCGTCAAGCTCGTCCATTATCAAAAAGTCCACTGGTATGCTTTTTAATCCAATAGTCGATTTCATACCTCGAAAATAAAGTAGTGCGTTCCATACCTTCTTAAGATTTGTTGAATCCGTGTGTAGTAACCATAACCCTATTGAATCCCTGTTCTGCTCTATTAGTGGACTTATTCTCCCCCTGCTAAAATCTGAAACATCACTATATGTCGGGAACAGATAAAGTATTCCCTTATACCCACCAAAACGAGCTCCATACAAAGCCTTGAGCATTGCTCGGGAAGTACAACCTAACTGTGTAGCTTTCATTTCTGTCTGATCCGGGTGATCGTCCTGGTAAGGTGTGATAAGATATTCGTGTCTCTCAAAAGTGAAAGGTTTATTATCAAGAATAATAGGAGTATTCAAACACCAGTCTGTGAAGGATTTTGGCTCTCTCTCTGCGGAGGGAAACGCTAATTCTAATTCATGTAACAAATCATCGTAAAGTTCTTCTTTCGCTATCAAATTACTCCTCTTCTCTCCTGCACTCTCTGAATAAAGGTTTTACGTGCTTTCGGACTTACTTCTCCGAGTATTTTTATAATCTCCTCTTGAAATTCTTTTATAGCCTTGACCTCATAGAACATTTGTTTCATTTGTCCGGTAAGAGCGACAATCTTCATTGCCTTGTCTATTGCATTGAGTGCAACCGTTTTCTCATTTTCATCTTTTGCGGACCTGTAAATTTCCTGTATCTCATTACTCCAATATTCAATCTGTGAAAATAGATCGTTACTGCGTTCGATCACCTGAACCTCACTTGCTCCAAGTACTATTTTTCCCATATGCCCGTTGTTTTTATGTCTCCTTACAGCCTCCGTCGAAACGTTGAAATTCGTCGCTATGGCACGCAAAGTATCGCCTTTTAAAATAGCCTCTTCAATTTCAGCCCTTTTTTCGTGATAACAGACAGTACATTTTCTCGGCATTGACCGACCTCTTCTTTTGTATCTTTTCTTATACCACTATCGTATGGTAATCTTTAAATACTCGTCCACGAGCTCCTCAAGCTTATTAAACTTTGAAAGCCTCGTATTATATTGAAACCGAACGGGTAACAGCTTCATCCAACTCGGAAAACGCTCTAGTGGGTCTTTGAGTAAATAAGCCACTTCGCCCTGTTTCGGTTCATAACCATCCCTCAACAATTCCACTTGACTATCTACCGGTGGATCATCCTTGTATGTGCAATTGCCAGTTTCAAGATTATAAAACTTACATCGTTCGTACATACACAGCTTTTCCGGAAAGGGTAAACACACCATCTTATTCGCTCCTTTCTAATGACTTTAGGAGTGCTTTCTCAAGTTCCTCCCTGTCCTCTTTTAAAGCAGCTTTTCGTACATCACGAATCTGTGCATAATTGCATTTCTCGCCGGCATAGTATTTACACGCCTCTCGAAGACAAAATCCATCGTGAGCTCGTGAAAATATTGGGCATTTCATAACATTAAACACCTCATTGCGTGTCAGTAGTGACGGTATATGACAGTACTACTATTCCTTTTCTATATAGAGAGTTTTCTATTTTCAACCAGTATTTACTGTCACTTACTGTCACGGAAATACATTTTTTTTTCATAAGTTGTTGATACATAGCCCTTTAAATATTCTCCCGTCATGTGTTCGGTTTGCCTCAAATCCATGTGATGAAAGCTCCCTCGAAAACCAAACGGAACTTAAGATTTTTTCGTGTTCTTTCTCACACCAACTCAAATAGCGAGTATATAAACTGCTCGTTTTTTCTACCGCCATCTCATCAACAATACAGCAATCATCCACAAACCGCCGGATAGTATCCATTTCTTTTCTGTATAATTCTGTAGCCTCTGTAATCTCTGGTGGACTCTGCAAGCCCCCGTTTTGCCATTGCCTGCATCCATTTAAAGTCCAATTTAAAATACCTGGTAATTCTTGGAGTATGATTTCTGTATCGAGATGTGGAATTTGTTTTTCTTTAGGAATCACTACGTTGAACGGGATCAGCCTGATTCTATTCCATATCGCATTATCTGTACCTTTTATCCCTGGTTTATGATTTGTGCCAAGCCATAACTTGAATTCAGGATGAAATGAAAACCAGTTTTCACGCATAAACCTTGCACTCACCATATCCTTGCCAGTCATCGCCTTAACAAGGCTCTCATCAAGATTGCGCCTTTGTCCTGGTTCCATTGCCGTGACGAGACGGGCTCCCTTGAGTGCTGCCACGTCACACGGAATACCCTCAAAACGTTTTGCAAGTAATGTTGAAACGGGTGTGTCTTGTGCGTAGTCTCCGAGAAGGGCTCTAAAAATATTTAGCAGAGTGGTTTTTCCATTGCTGCCAGGACCATGACATATAAACATACACCGTTCTGAAACGTCACCTGTAATAGTGTATCCAATGGACCGCTTTATAAACTGAATTGCACCGCTATTTTCTGCCATAATTTCAGACAAGAATTTCTCGAATCTTGGACAAGTTGCGTCTGGATCATATACTACTGGTGAAAGTTTTGAATTGTAGTTATCGGGATTTTTATTTTCAAGCTCAAAGTTGTGTAGGTTTAATGTGCCGTTATCGACCTCGAAAAGGTATTTATCTCGATCGAACATTTCTGGTTTAATTGGTATCCCATATTGATGCTGTGCCATGGAAATCATTGAATCCTGCCGGGATTTGAAACTTAGCTTCATCGCGTGTTTACACAGTAGTCTGCGCTCTGAATTGTCGTTAGCACCTTTTGCTTTTTCAAGGATGCTCCTGATAACACGATCTGCATACGAATAGATTTTACCGCTATCATCACGGTCCCATCTCTTTGTATTCCAAATCATCCAAGTTTTCCATATATGACAATACCGAATCTTTTCACCAAATAGGGAGACCATAAGACGAGCATTACCTAAGTCTGTACTTCTCAGAACGTCATTCTCGTCTAGTTCATTAAGGTCGGGAATTTCTTCGAGCCATCTTTCTTCATCATCCATCGATATAGTTTCTCCTTGTGAGAAATATCAAATCGTACATAAAAAAAGCCTCCTTAGCCCTTTTGGAGGACCGGAGGCTTCTCGCAGAGTATTATCAGAATAGAATTTTTAAAAAAAGCTATTGAATTCCATGTAAAAACGTGATAATCTACTGTTTAAAGAGCGATATTTCTATTCTAATAAACTCTTAAAAAAGCCCGGTCCCCGAAGATCGGGCTTGTTTATTATGCCGATTTGACCTTTTTTGATTTCTCAGATGTTTCTTTCGTTAA